CTAACTTAAAAAAAACCCCCGGTGGATGGCCGGGGGAAAGGTGGCGACGAAAAACCTGACAAATAGCTTACTGGAAGCTGGCTGAGAACATCCGCTCCACTTTCTGACGGAATGCCGGGTCGGTCTTGTACTTGGGATCGGCAACCATCTGGTACAACTCGTCCTTGCTGGGAGCGCCAGACGGCGGCAGGGAGTTGGTTGGGATACGGGTTCCCTCGTAGGATTCCCGCAGCTTCATCAGCGCCTTAATGCCGTTGGCCGTCCCGCCCATGACCTTGAATTCCTCAAAGTCATCTTTGCCCCAAATTCCCTTGCGGACCAGGCCGGATGCCCAGTCAACCATCCCTTTGACAACCGCATCCGCATTCGGACCAAGCGCAGCTTTTTCCTGCTGGAGAGACTTAACCTGGGCCTCGACATTCCCAGACCCCATCTTGACCACTTCACCAACAAGGTCATCTAGCGCTCCTTGACTAAGGCCGTACTTTTGCGCCCAGCCCATAACATGAGAGCGGAGAGGATCGTCTTCAGGGATCGAGCCGAAGGAGGTGGTGTCGTACTTTCCATCGGCTGGGGCTTTGTGCTTGCCCTGGCTGATTTGCTTGCGGAGATCACCCCAGCTTTTGGCGATGCCTTCAAGGTCCGGCTCGCTGGTGTCTTTCTTCCAGAAGTTTTCCGGCCAGAAGTCTGGTCTTTCGAGAGGCTCTTCATCGGTAGACGCATCCTCTGCTTTGTGTGCAATGACAACATTCTGGGTGTTTGGCTGGGCCTCGCTGTCATCAGTTACCTTCGCTGAGTCGAGTAGGCCAACTTCACCGCCAGAAGACTCGGTGTTGCTAGGCTCGGTTCCTTGCGATTCCATTAAGTATTCCCTTGATTAATTGCTCTCTTCATCCGCGCTTCAATGTCCCGCACCACGCTGTTCTGACCTTCACGGTAGAACGCATGGGCCGGTTCGCTACCAGGCACGGCAACCGGTTGCTCTAAGTAGACAGCACGAAGCCATTCAGTCAGCTTCTTGCCATCCTCGTTTGAGAAAACACGGAATGTCAGCCGGTCCAGGTCATCCCTAGCATCTGAAACACTCCGTGCGTCTTTGGGTGCTGCGGCTTCCAGATCATCCCATCCAGCCATTAGTCAGCACCTTGCATGTCTTCATCGGAAGCAAAGGGTGACTGGCCTTGCTTGATTCGCGTTACAGCATGGTCATAGGCTTTCTCAAGCAGACCTTTTGGCATTTCATCAAAAAAATTCTTTGACTCAATATCCGCGTTCTTCAGATACTCAATTTCTTTCTTTGTCAGGGTAGGAACAATCAACGGTATCTCTGTTTCCTTGCCGTTAATGCCCACGCCAATCGACACTTCCGTCATTACAGTTCCATCAGGACGCTTTATCTCACCGAAATAGCCTCGGCCTTTCTGAGTCTTATCAGCGCGCTCACCGTATCCGTAGTCCATTACGCCCCCATTGCTTGCTGTATTGCGCCTGCTGCGGCTTCTGGATTAGCCTGCGCCGCCTGCTGCGCCATCTGCGCCATGTCTTGCATACGCTGCGCCCTTTCTGCTGGGCTGGTTCTGAGTTTAGCCGGAATACCAAGCTTCTCGCCAATGTAGTCCAGCATCTCACCTACCTTCAGCGACATCGGGCCTTCCGGTCCAGCGCCCTGGGCGATCTGCGCGAATTGCAGCACCTTGTTGACCTCGTCCATCGACTGCGCCATAGCCAACGGAGCCACTGGCGTGATGCGAACTTCAAGGCCATTGACCTTTAACGGCAGGTCAACCAGGCCGCGAGAGTCCATAACCTCCAGCGTCTTGGTAACCAGCGGGATCATTGTCTCGTTGATCAGTCGGCCAAAGGCGCTACCCAGATTCTGGGAGAGTTCCTTCATACGCTCGACTACCTCAGTCGCAGACCTGGCGCTCATGTTATCCGGAGGCAGAGACTCGTCCAGCAGTATCCGCTTGATGGACATCTGTAGGTTATTGATCACGATCTGGCTGACATTAAAGTCACCACTCCGCGGCAATGCCTTGAGCGCTTCTCCTTGTGGGCCACCGTTTCTGGCTACAGGAATGATCGCGCCAGGAATAATCTTGACTGTGTTCGGGTTCAACACTCCGTCATCCGCTGCGGTATAGACACCGGCAATGGCAAGGCTGGCGTTCTTGAGCAGCAACTCCAGCGTCTTGTTCAGCGTCTTGATGTCTGGCAATGCGGTGATCAGCGGTCCACGGCCATATATTTCACCGGCCACCTTCATGTAGCGAGCCACAACCCAGGGGCTGTACGGCATCACGCGGTAGACAACCTCGGTCTTGCTTTCTTTATGGATGACATAGTAGCCATACTTGCCTGACCTATAGTCAAAGACAGTGGCTTCCACCAACTCAACATCATCTGTCGGTTTTTCATCAATCTTCTTTTGCAACTCAGGATCGATCTTTGCGTCTTTCCACTGCTGCTGAATTGACTCGCCCTTGATCCGCATGCGCCGATAGACATTGTCCACCTGGCCGTTAGCGCCCTCTTCAAAGGACACAAGGTATTGCGGCACGGGTACAAAGTTGATCGGGCTGACATCATCACCAGGCTGCACGATCATCACTGCCGTTCCGACAGCCAAGTCGAGCAAGAACTCGCCCATAGCAATGTCGAAGTTAGACTGCTTCAGCGTTGCGAACAGTTTGTCTGTGTAGATATCCAGCGCAGCTTGCGCTTCGTTGCGCCGGTCATTGGGAATATCAGGACCAGGTTCCAGCCTGCACCATGAACGCTGCGGCGGGAAGATTCCAGATTGCAGGCGGTTGGCAAAGCGCTGCGTCGAGTTGATGGCCGTCGAGTCGAAGACCCGCGCCATCTTCTTGCTGCCACCAACCTTGCCTTCCCAATAGCCGTCATACAGGTTGCGCTGCGGTAGGGCAAACTCATACGCCTCGTCATACAGGTCGCGAAAATCGTCCTTCTTCCGCATGGCAATGTCATGCCGCTTGATGAGGTCTTCCGGCGATAGTTTCAATTCAGCCATGATTAACTCTTTTCTTTCTGGTATTTGCGTAGCAAGCTTCGTCCCTTTGCAGCAAGCCTTGCCGCTGCATCTCTTGTGCGCGGTACTGGTTCACCCCATGCGTTTGCAGCCAGCGCCAATCTTGTCGGCTTTCCTTTATCGTTCACCAACGGCCCACTTGGGTTGGTGTAGAACCGCGTCAGGAAAGACCCCTTGCGCCTTGCTTTCTGTCCTGTCGGGCTTGACTCCTTGACACCAGACTGAAGGTTCTTGCTCTCACCAGAGCGCTCAAACTTGCGCCTTCCGGCCTCGGTCAGCCCACCCTCTGGGTCTTTATACTTGCTCATTCGTACCACTCCAATTCAAGCAGCGCCGTATGAGATGTGCCATTGACATTGGTCAATCGGAACAGGTAATTGGTGAGCGGTGTCAGCACATACTCAAGACTTCCTGATGCTCCACCCGCTGATTTCTTGCCTGTGCCGCCAGCGATGAACTGTCTGTTGATCAATGTCCCAAGTGATGTCACTGTTGGGTTAGTTACCATCGCAACATTGCTGGCGGTGACGATGTTTCTGTTTCGTCGCACCGGTGTGAATGTAGTACCACCAGTTGTGCTTGTGCCTTCATAAACGAAGAAATCGCAATCGCCAGATGATTCCATCGCAATCGTCACATGAACAATTGTTCCAGGTCCAGCAGCCAAGACAATGTCAGCGCTTGATCCAGACGCAAGCTTTGCAGAGTCTGGGTAAATGTTCCATGCAATGAATGCGCGGCCCTCATGCAAGCGATGATGGTTGGTATCAACCATAATCAGCCCGTTGTCAGACCCAGCAATCATTTGATTGCCGTCTTTGTCCTTCTGTGTCAGCGCTACAAACTGAGCCTTTTGCGGCTGCGATTCGCGCTCAACATACAGAATTGCCATCAGTCATCTTCCTTCTCGTCAGAGATAGGACCGCCAACTAGCCACGCATCACAGGTGCGCGTGTCAGCGCACTTGAAGTGAAACAACTCGCAAAAACCAAGACCAGCAGACTCGATGACATCCTCGTCATAGCCTGACTCCTCTGCCGGATTTTTTGCTTCGATGCCCTGCTTGATGCATTCGATCATCTGGCTGGTTACAATGAATGCAGAACAATTCCCGCAGCGCATGCCCTTGGCTTCAGCCTCGCTCGTATTCCAGATCACCGCCTTTCGTAGCCAGAAGACCTCATTGTTCTTTTCATCCAGCGGATTGGCTGGGCCGTAACCGACATTCTCAAACGCCCAGTTCCTGTTCTTGAGATTGACCATGATGTCGCGGGTAGCCAACGGACAAGAGTATTCCTCGTCCTCCATTTCGCTCTCAATCAGTGGGCGCGTAGCCATTACTTACCCTTCTTTGCCATGCCAGCTTCTGACATGGCAATAGCCACGGCCTGCTTCTGGTTCGTTACCTTGTCACCGCTAGATGACTTCAGCTTTCCAGACTTGTACTCGCGCATGACTTTCTTGACCTTGGCCTGCATCTTGTCTTTGTGTTCCATGATTACCTCTACGATTGCATTTCATTAGAACCAAGCGTCTGCTGCAAACCAGTCTCAGGCGTGAGCCGAGCCTCAGACAGCAACATGCGAGAGCCGCCACGCAGTCGAGCGCTTCTACGGCCAGCAAGCTTTTCAGCCTCCATGCGGCGCTGTTCTTCATTTTGAACGCGCATGCGCTCGTTCTCTGCTTTTTGTTCAGCGAGTTGCGCGTCCATTGCGCTAGTATCTTGTTTCTTTTCTCCACCGCCAAAGAGTGAACTGACTACATTGCCCATGATTACCTCGCCATCAAGTAAAAATCCGATTGGTCAGGCCCGTACTTGAGCATGAGTCCCTCGGTATTGAAACCGAGTCTTTGCGCCCAACGCACAGCCCGTCTGTCTTGCTTTCTAACAGTAATTTGTAATCGATGCAAGTGCAGGTATATCTCAAAGATATCGCACATTCGCAGGGCGCTTTTGGTCATAGCAACCGGGATGCTCCGTGCCTTCTGATCAATGAGCATCCACATTTCTCCGACACCCTCCCAGCACATAACGCAACCCAGGATTGCCACCGGGGTTCCGTATAGGAACGCGGTCAGCGCAACCCCCATCTCTGACTGAGCCTGGATCATGGTTCGCATGTTTACGCCCTTGGACAGAGACAGGATTTCCGGGTTGGAATCCTTGACTTTGTCCAGGTGTTCCATGTGGAACGGGAGGAAGACCACTCCTGGGTGATATACCGCTTCCCGGTTTATGAGGTCAACCGGCAGCAAAGACATCGAAGTCCGTTTTCGCAACTGCGCTACCAAGGGCGGGCGTGTTGTAGCTTGGCTTGCGTACCATCCGGTTGTATTCGCCGCCACCCAGCATCAGGTAGCCAAAGGAATCGCCAATGTGGGAGTGTTCGTTTTTGTTTGGCGCGTCCTTGAACCGCTCTTGGCCTGCGCCAACCGCGATGCGCTTGAAGTGGTAGCCGCCAGACAGAGACTTGCGAAGCAGCTTGCACGATTTGTTGATGATCAGCCCAGGCTTCCCGCTGATCAGCCGCTGCATTGGAGCCGCCGCAGCCTCCCGGCGTATCTTGAAATCGTTGCTGGCAGTTGGCTGCGCTTTCAGACCTAGCGTTCGCAAGTGATCAAAGGCCGTCACCTCGTAGATGGCATCTCGCGCCATACCTGCCGGATCGCCCCAGATCATCAGTTCAAAGCCTGGGAAGCGTTGGTTCATCTCGGCAAGCAGCTGCTGGCCGAAGCGCTCCAGTCCCATGTCGAAGGTGACGATCTCATGCAGCACAATCCAGCGTCCGTTGGGTAGCCGCTGCCCTATGGTGGCCGCGGGTGTCAGACCGAAGTCCAGCCCGATCTGGATGGGGATTCCCTGCTCCGGCTCGACATCGCCGGACATGCTGTTGTCCTCGTACTCCGGCCAGACAGGTCTACCTTCCTGGACATAGGTGTACTCGCCACCGGCATAGCACATGATCCAGTCCAGGTTCTTGCCGCCCATCATCTGCAAGTAGTAGCCACCCGGCAGGTTGTTCAGATTCTCGGCCTTGGGATTGACCTTCCACCACTTGCTGGCAGCGAAGACATGGTCATTGGCCTCCGGCATCTCCGGCAGATCGTCGGACTTGACCGGGATCACGCCTCCTGGCTGACGGAAGAACTTCCACGCATACGGTCCGGTCAGCTTTTCAGTCTCGGCCAGCTTGAACCACCAGTGATCGTCATCCATCGGGTTGGTATCCATCCAGATACCGGACCAGGTCGCGCCGCCGTCCCGCTTGGTGGGGTAGCGGCCAACGCGGTGGGTCAATCCGTCGATCACCGCCTTGGGCAACTCCCTTGCCTCGTTCACCCAGGCCCCGGTCAACTCCAAAGACAGCAACTTTCGGACATCTTTGGGTTGATCCAGCGCCAGGAAGATGACTTCGCAGTCAATTCCCGCGGCATCGCCCCTGGCTGGCAGGCGAATATGGTGGGTAATGGGCGGCGTGTAGTGAATTGGACCGAATGTAGCCTCCGGGAAGAGGTCAATCCAGGTCTTGAGGGTCGTGGTTCGCAGCATTGGGTAGCTGTTTCGCACAATCGCCCAGCGGCTGTACCGGATTCCGTCGATGGGGGACGGCTTCTGGCGCACGGCGCGCATCATTATCTCGGCAGCGCAGGCGTATGACTTGCCAGAACCCACCGGCCCCATCATCCCTCGGACAAAAGCGTTGCTTTGCAGGAATTCCCAGACCTTGGGTGAGCGTCTGAAGTCCAGATTCAGACCCATACCGCCGATTGACTTCTCTGACCTATCCGCTGTCTTAGCCATTGTTGCTTTCTACATCGATGATGTCTGGCGATTGGATATTGATGCCAATGACCGAGGGCCGTTCCTCATCGTTGTTGTTGTCCAACAGCCCAGATGCCTTGGCAAGCAGGCGCAACACGCCAACCTTGTCGAACAGTTCGATGTCCAGCGTTCGCTGCACCTCCCCGTTCTTGTCGGTACGCTCGTTGACCTTGATGCTTTTGATGGCATGCAGGGCATGTTCGGGTATCTTGTCGGATGGCTTGACCTGGATATTGCCCTGATCATCCCAGGACATAATATCCGTCAGCTTGGTGTTTGCCATGCTCAGTAGGGCGTAGCTGACGGCCTCCCGGTTCTGGATCAGAGTCTCGGACCGTTTGAGTCTCTGATGCACAGACCGGACACCGCCCCACCCTTCCAAGCTTGGCAGTACCTGCTTTGGCCTTACCAAGGGATGTCATCCTTCAGATTGTCCATTGACCCCGGCTGGTAGCCATTGGCCTTGGCCTGGCTATGCTCAGTCGGCTTTGGCATCTTGGGCTTGCCGATCTTGACCGCGTACCAGTCATCCCCGGCTTTGGTCTTACCTGGCTTGACATCTAGGTAGCACAGTGTCCCATCCGGCAGCAGTATCTCCCCCCGGAAGTCGGCATGCCACTCCTCGCGCTTGTCCTTGTTCATAAAGGCAGTGCCTTGCCCTGGGCGCATCTCATAGGCCATTCAAACTCTCCTGTAGTTGTTGTATCTGGGCGAAATCTTTTCACCCAACCTGCCCAATGAGTCTACCCCGGTTGGTATATCACTTGCAAATAAAGATTGAATGCTTGAACCCGGTCCGTTACACTATGTGCATTCGGGGGCCATAACCCAGCCCTTGAGAATGTAGGCGCGACAGACTCAGATAAACGCAGCGCATGGGGCAAGTGGTTCCTTCCTCACGGATCGGGCCAGCGAAAAACCCAGCTGGGCAAAGATGCCAGTAGCAAGCGATAAACCAGAGCGCCACCTCACTTGAGGAAACACCCTGTATAT